TAGAGGAATACGAGACTTGTTCCGAAGAAAACAAGACTAGCGTTAAAACTAAAGAACCCCCTAGGAATTAACCTAGGGGGCTTTTTTGTGTCTTGTCGTTAGATTATGATAGTGTCAATCATTTGTCATACCTAGTTTGGTCATGCACATGGCTACACCTTCGTATAACATCTCTATCTCACTCTCTGTCTTAGTCACACGCCAGATTGTGTAAGCATTCAGTAGTAGACTGACGATTAGGATACCTTCGATTAAAGTCATTTGCGTTCCTGTTGTTGAATTAGTGCTTCTAGATACCAACGTGCTTTCTTGAGGTCTTCTGCCCCATTCTTGTATCGCCATCGGTGTAGATACTTGGCTACATTTCCTCGGTAGTATCCTGTCAGTTCTTCGTCGTTAAGAAAGTCCTTGATGTACTCAATACATTCGATACTCCCTTGACCATAGTGTGGTGGTTGATTGACGTTATCAGTCATAGGTTCTCCTTCATAAAGACTTTCACCCACTGTGCGCAGATGTCGGATCGTATAATGTCATCCACACCAAACTCAATGATTGGTACAGGCAACATATGCTTCTTTGCTAGGTGAATAACTTTGGACAGGCCATCAGCTTCTTTCAGGTCTGACTGTTGTATATCACCATTAAGTACTATAGTGGTGTCTTCACCCACTCGTGTCAAGAGCATCTTAAGCTCATGTGTGGTTATATTCTGCGTTTCATCGACGATTATAAAGGCATTATCGAAGCTACGCCCACGCATAAGTGCAAGAGGTGCCATCTCAATATTACCATTCTTGATCCCAGTTTCAACTACACCCTTCCCTAAGTGCTTCTCTAGTACATCTAACACAGGTAATGCCCAAGGCATTGTCTTCTCCTGCAGGTCACCTTTGAGGAAACCTAACTCTTTACCTACGGCAACGTGAGGTCTTGTGATGACGATTTTATCAATTTCTTTCGTCGTGTAGAGGTCGGCAGCATAAGTCGCCGTAACATACGTTTTCCCAGTCCCAGCAGGGCCAAGGATAAATACCTGAGAACTTTCTTTAAGCGCATCTAACAACTCTCTTTGTTTATTCGTTTTGGGTACTATGCCAGAGACTTTCTTAGCTGTAGCACCTTTGTAGTTAGTCTTGCGTCGAGTTCGGGTTTGTTTCTTTGGGGGTTCATCCATTGAGATACTCTTGCAACTCCGTATAACCACCAATATGTTTGCCTGTGTAGGTCCATATCTGTGGTACTGTTTTAAGGTCTGCCTTCTTGAAAAGGTCTAATATCCACTTGGACTCTTCAAGGGAGTAATGACTAACACTACCCCCCTTAGAGTTGATAAGAGACTTAGCCTTGTCACAATATGGACAGTTACGTCTGCTTACCATTACGTACATCATGTCAAGTCCACAATCTCGCAGCTATCCCCAGAACATGCCATTGTCTGCATACCTGCGGTGTTGTCCTCTTTCTCGTAGTCTGACAGTTTAGACCAGTCGATGTCTGTAGGCATTAACGACAATAACTGCCCATAGTCAGACTTCTCACAATCCTGATAAGGTGCCTGTTGGTATGTGTGGTCACTATGTGGTAGGAACGACACACCAGACATCTCATCAAAGTACTTGAACACAAATGCGCCCACTTCTACCCACTCGTCGTCACGGACTGAGATAGTCACGCTAGGCTTATGTTCGCACCAGTGACGTTGATACAACAACCATGTCTCTAGTTGTTCGATAGCTGTCATATCATTACGTGTGATAGCACCCTCTGGTGACTTGACTGGGAAGCTGAAGACTGTTGTATTGTCTGGCTTCATTACGTCAGGTTCGTTAGGTACACCTTGGTCAATCAAGAACTTTGTAAGCGGGTCTTTATTGTCACCACGCACAGTACGGATGTAATAAGGGCTGTGACGAGCGTGTATACCACTAGCAGAGTCAACAAGTTGGGAGACAGTGCCACTAGGTTTGACACAAGTGATAGCAGCAGAAGTAGGGATACCCAGACGTTCAGCCCATTCAGCATTAGTAGAGATAGCGACATTTTTTAGATGCTCCAAAGTTTTAGCCAAGCCAGAATTAGCACTGGTCATTAACTGGTTGTCCATGATGCCTGTTAAGCTCACTCCTAACAGACGCTCTTCTTCCGTATTGACCTGCCAATCTTTAGACAGATACGGAAACTTTGTGTAGGTAGACTGGATCGTACCTAGGATAGTTGCTTGGCGTACCTTACGCTCAAGGTCTTCAATCGAATCAGTTGCACGTACTACAACTTCTGTCAAGTTGCAAAACTGCGCTGATCGCAAAATTATTTCCGAACATGGATTCGTGCCGAACTCAAAGTTAGGATCACGACGATCATTCTTAGCAGCTTGCTTCTGTGAGGCCACACGGTTGAAGATACCACGTTCACCTGACTTGCTTTCCACTAGAGCTTGCCACTCACGCATGAAAGTCTCTGCATCAGGTTTATCTGTGTAGGCTACAGAGTTGTTAGCCAAAGCACGATGTCCGTAGTTCTCCCACCACTGACCTGACTTAGCATGACGCATACGATCATCCGACAGGTTAGACAAGCTGATCATAGCAGAACGGCGTACACCACCTACAACAACAATCTCACCAATCTTACACATGATGTCGTGGCATTCGATTGACGACAGTTTACGACCTGTTGCACCCAAGAACTTGTCGATAGTAAAGTTAAACAGGTCTACTAGAGGTGCAGGACCAGATGCACGACCACCAAATGTCTTTAGTCTGGCACCTGCAGGACGAACTAGACCAATGTCCCACTGAGGAATTTCACCTGACCATAGTAATGCTAGTAGCTGGCGGTATGCCTTAGCCCACCCTTCTTTGCTATCCTTAACTACAATTGTAGTCTCAGACTTAAACATTTTCTCTGGTACTTCTGGTAGTTTCTGGATGTACTGACGTTCTACAGAGAAGCCAACACCTGTACCACACAACAGGATGAACATAGCCTCGTCGAAACGCTTAGGCTTGTCTACAGCTACGTAAGAGCAGTTGTACATACACGTATTGTCACGGGCTGCTGCTTGACCTGCAGTCATCATAGACCGCATAGAAGGCATAACCTGTAGGTCTAGGATAGCATCACGAATGTCTTTGATGTAACTGTCTTCGCCTGTCAGTGGCTTAACGATATTGTCCATGTAGCGATCAACAGTCTCTGACCATGCCTCACGCTTGTCGCCTGTCCAACGGGCATAACGTGATAGTGCAATAAAGTTTTGATAAGGGGTAGGGAGCATGTTGTTTGTCATTATTGTTCTTTTCCTCGTCCACGCATTGTTTTATCTTCACCTAGCCATACAAGACGATCAATGTCTGCACGACTGATTCCGATGTCGTTTAGTTCTTTGTCGCTTAACGCATTAAGCTGTTTGATAGTATTACGGTGTTCTCGCCATGTTGCTAGGTAGTTTACCCAACGCCAGAACCACGTCATACCTGTTTTCTTCTTACTCATTTAAGTCTCCAAACTTATACTCTGTGAACTCGCCTTCAGCATCCTCTACAGCCTTAACGAACAACATCTGTAGCCCATACTCGAATATCTTTCTGTAGGATTCCTGTAGCATTTCTACCTCTACAGTAGCAGAACCATCTTCATGCTCTGTGATCTTGTTTATGTGGATCATGTCGTTACTCATAGTCTACTCTCTCTGCTACGTTCAAACTCTAAGGACTCCACTTCTGTAAAGCGTTCACAGTGTAGTTTATCGTATACGTACCAAAATTTAGTACCCTCATCATTAACTTCTACAGTATATTTAATCATCAGCACCGTATCTTCACCTGTTATCACCATTTCCACTGATGACCCCACGCTTCTTGCGGTCATACAGCTTTTCTAAGTTACGTGTTGCCACTGTTGTCATGTCAACGTTCAAGTCACGACATAGTATAGCAATGTACCACAAGCAGTCACCTACTTCATCTGCGATTGCCTGACGATCAAACTTACCATCACGCAAGATTTTCTTTACCTTGTTGGCTACCTCACCAGCTTCCGCAGCTAACCCAAGGGCAGGGTAGATTACTGCATGTTCAGCACCATAGATAGCTGTGCCTGACGCTTGTTTCTGGTAGTAGTTCATCGTAATGTCTAGGTCTTCGTTATAGTATTCAAACGCTTCGATATCTTCTTTACTAATCAATGTACAGTTACCTCTTCTTCATCAAACTGTATTACAGCATACTCTGCTAGGGCTATAGCTTGTTCCTCTGATATTGTTGGATCGTTCAACGCACGACCTACAAGTAAGTATTTAGCCATGTTTCTCAACTTTTCAATATCTTGTTCCTCACTTAACATGTCGTAAACTTCGATGTAGTTATTCATCCGATTAACCTACCATAAAACTGTGTGGGACTACTTGCACTCTTGTCGAACAAATACCAAGCACAGTTATCCTTTCCCGTGTGTTTACTACCCTCTATCCACTTCACTCGACCAACACTAACAATCTTACTACAGTATGTCATATACATTGCCGACTGTTTTGTATGCGCCCAATCTGCGTCAAACAACAACCAAGTAGGACAGATGTCTATCCAGTGGTCTATGAACCTGTGTAGAAACTCTCGTTCCCACGGTGGGTTAGTGATACAGAAGTCCATGACACTATACTCACCAAAAGCAATATCAAGTGCATCGTGCTGAACAATGTCAGGATGCTGTGGTTCAATATCACAAGCATAAATACAGGTGCCATGTCCATCTGTCAGGTTATAGATGTGTTCGATCAGACGACCATCGCCAGCACAGGGTTCTACAAAGTCAAAGGTCTCTTGTGGCAGATGGTCAATTAGTGGCTCAACAGCTTGTATGGGCGTAGGGTAGTAGTCTCGTTCTATTCTATCGAAGTCACTACGTTTTCCCATAAACTTCTTTCAACCTCTTCAGGGACACAAACTCAGGCTCGTAAATACCGTCTTCAATCTCACGTTTGATTACCACACCCTTCCACCACTCACCGTTGGCTTGTCCTGCCCAAGTTTCATCCGACCCTTTGTAGCAACCCGCAACCAAGCCGATAATGCCATTAGGGTGCGCACCATCTTTAAACTTAAGATCACGTTTATGGCTATGACCACAAGTAGAACTATGGTTACGATTTGCGAGTAAGCTATTAGCGTGATGTAAGCCAGACATAGCAGAGCCAAAGTTGCCAGCACTGAAGAAATGAGCATAAGAGACGCCATCATAATCAGCGATGGAGGGGGCACCATTTTTGTACTCGTGGTATTCGTCGAACCAGTAGTCTGTTTGAAGATGCCTGAAGGATAGCCCGTACCTTTGTCCCTCCGTTCTTGGGTCGTGTTCAATAGCTTTTTTGATTCGATACTCATGATTACCCTCAAAACCAAACCAAGATGGTCGTTTGTATTTTCTAGCTCTAGATGGTATACGCATACGATCCATAGCTTCGTTATAAGTTTCAACATCCTTTTCGTAGCTTTGGCTCACTACCTTCTGTGGATATCGGGTGTCAAACGTATTCAGAGAACGCATGTCAGCACCATCCCCAAGATCAACGATATAACTAGGGTTGATGTCGTAGATCAGTTCCCCTAACCAATCAAACCTCTCGTTACTCGTAGATGGGTCTGCATGTGCGCAACTAAATACTATTGCTGTTTTAGCCATTCGTCGGGTATCCTTTTGTCGGCATATTGGAAACCATGTTTATCACACCAGTCTCCATAAGTTGTCTTTGAGCCTTTACGGATTTTGTTTCTAGAGTTAGAGAAGACAAAGCGTAAGTCTAAATGTGGGTACTGTTTCCGTACCATCAGGTGTTTCATACGGTCAGCTACCACAAACCTACCTTTAGTCTCAATGATGATCCCATTTGGTAGGATGAAGTCTGGTGTATATGTACGGACCTGATTAACCTCATAAGTAATCTTCTTGTCCTCGTACAGAAAACTAACACCAGCTTCCTTTAGGTCTTTAGCTATTGTCTCCTCTAGCCCCGAGCGATATCCGTGTTTTATGGCATGTCGGGTGGTTGCCATAGTTCTCCTTCCTTACGTCTTAACCAGACAAGTTGAGCAGTTTCAATCGCCCTTTCCTCTCCACCACCATCATCCTCGTAGGCTTTGACAATAGTGGACCAGTACTCTAGGTCTGTTTGGCAGTCTTTCAGCAGCTTTGCAGCTTTCTTTGGACCGATACCATATATGCCATAAATGTTATCTGCAGTATCTCCCGTTAGAACCTGACAAAAGAATGAGACTTTACCGTCAGCCTCTGAAACCTCTGTGAGCGTCTGCTTAGTGATATTGTAGTGTAGACAGGGAACTTGTAACATATCCTTGTCCACACTTGCGATGATAGTATCCTTACCTAACTCTGTTGCCCTAATTGCCATTGCATCATCAGCTTCCTCACCATCAGTAGTAATAGCACCATACTCAATCGTTAGGTAGTCCCTACAAAGCCCTAAGTGTATTGGCTTAGGTCTGCTTTTACGATTACCTTTGTATGGTGCAGTCTTAGCTATCTCATGTCGAAAGTTGGTTCTTCCAGAGAGGTAAACTTCGTAAGAGTCCCTGTCGATGAATACACAAGTGTTCTTTAAGATAGCTTGCATAAGTTCATCTACTTTGTTCTTAGCGTCCTCTACGAAGTCCTTCTCTGAGGCAAAGGCAGCACGATAGGCAATTATATCACCGTCTATCAGTACTTTTCCACCAAGCATTAGATGGGTGACCACGTAACATTACCATCATCCTTATGACAACCTATGGCTTCTGAGTAGGTATACCCTGAAGCAACTGTACCTGCTTGATAGGTGTACATCAAGTCCTCTAATGTATCTACATTGTACCTATCTATTTGTACTGAACCTTCGATACCATCGTCTTCTAGGTCAAACTCAAAGTTGATTGTTACTCGCATGGTTATACTCCAGTCGCCCAAGTGTCTTCTAATTCAGGGGTTGTATACTCTGCTAACTCTAGCACCCCAATGTTCAATAACCGTACACCAGAGCCATTAGCATAAGTCTCAAACTGTACACGAGCCTTTGTACCATTCCCCAGTGACCCATCATCCTCAAATGACCACCGCCGTTTATTCTCTAGACCATCACGCAGGTCCACGATGTTAGGGGCACCACCATAATCCTTTGAGAACTCCTTACCAAAACGGTCTGTAAAGGTCTTTACGTCTTGTACTAGCCGTTTCATCTTCATGTATTTCCCAATGCCCAGACTTTCATTACCTTCGATAATACGATCTGAGTTCATAGGTTTAGGGTTTAGACCCTCTTCGAGTAACTTCTCGATTTGAGCCTCGTCAGTGAAGTAAGCGTTTACGATAAACTGCCCACCTTTATCAGCGACAGCCTTTGCTACCCGATTACCGTTTGGGTCTCCCATGTCTGCATTCTCAGGGAAGACTTTAGCCCATTCGAGTACCATTTCCATATCATAATTAGCCATGTGTCGAGTTTCCTTTTGTTAGTCGGTATATACTATTAGGCACCTAATATTAGAAATTGTTCCAAGTATTTTACACTTTAGTGTATTTCTGCATAAGTGTTGCCGAATTGCACATCTATGCCAAGTTCGACGTTTAGTTGTAGTTTATCATTAAGGTTTTGGATGGAAGTTTTCATCAGGTTTTCTGTTTTGTCTTGGTCTCCGTCCTTTACCAACACAATAACCTCGTCGTGAAACTGACCTATAGTCTCTAGGCCAAACTCACGACAATTACGAACCCAACTATCAAAGCAGAATACACCTGTACCTTGGTTTAGGGTACTAAAGCGATCCTTGTCTGACCGAAGGGAATACCAGAAGCCTGACACAGGGTTTTGTAACCACATAGAACCTCTGCGATCTATCACACGTAGGCCATTAGCAACCTCCTGTACAGACCAGTTACGGTTCCAGAATGCATCCAGTAGCTTCTGTGCTTCACCTTTGTCCATACCTGTCTCACGAGCGAGTTTAGCGGCTCCTACGCCATACGTAGCACTATAGTTAACCACCTTGTAGTTCTTACGCAGTGCCTTGAGACTACGTTCACCTGAGTTGTGCTTGTCGATGTCATCTTGTGTGACAACACCTGCGTGTTTAGCAAGGTCAAGGTGTGGGTCAAAACCGTCCTTGGACATCTCTGCTACATAATCAGGGTCTAGTGGTTTCATGTAGTGACGCTTTGTTGTGTCCTCTAATGAAGTCATATCCGCACCACATAAAGTGTAACCCTCTGGTGCTGTCAGACAGCCTCTTATTTCTGCTCCGTAGGGTTTATCAACTGATGGCAAGTTGACCAATGGTCGGGCGTGACGAAAGCGGAGGGTGTTAGTGAACCCTGCAATAGTTGCTCGCACGTATCCATTGTTTTCTGACTCAACCATTGATTTAATGATGCCAATACGATGGGTAAGAACACTAAGGCCATCAAGAAGGCTAATAGCGGGTTCTCGTTCAGCCAGTTCGATAACGGATGGGCATAGTTCTGAGTCTCTTCGTACTTGCGCAATAGTCTTCTCCTCACCTGTAAGTTTGTTACGTGTGAACTTAAAGGTACGGGGTTCCCACCCCAAGCTGTTTAACCAAGACTTGACCTGATCGTTTGAATTAGGGTTGCCCTTATCACGACTGTGGACTACCTCGATTGAAGGTACGTCTGGGTGTTTACGGTATTCTGCACATAAGTCATACCACTTGTCAGCAGCTACAGTTGTCTCTCCGTTCTTCTTGTACATCTGAGCAGGACGATTGACTGTACGATACTTAACCACCTCTGGCATAGCTTCTGCAAGCTGTACGGTCTTCTCTTCCTTTAACTGTGTCCATTCGTCTAGGTGGGTCTTAGCTTTCTCTACGTCTAATTTCCACTGCAGGGCTTCCTGTTCACGAGCGCACTCCATCTTGAAGGTCAGGTAGTCAATCATGCGCCACATGTTTTCTTCCTTACCATAGATTTCTTTCATCTTAATCATCAGGTCACGATAGAGACGAGCGTTAATCTTAACGTCCTCATTACAACGGTGTGCATATTCCTCTGGGCTTAAGTTGTCCCAGTCTGCAATCTTAGGCTTTGGTACACCGTAATCCTCACCGAAACCCTCTAGACCATGCTTAAGTCTGTCGTGGTTTAGATACCAAGATAGAGCTAGAGTATCCACTAACTTTGCCTTAATCTTAACCCCAAGCAGTTTCTCTACTGCAGGGATGTCAAAGCGGATGATATTGTGACCAACAAGAATGTCAGCTTCCTCAAAGAATATGCGCATAGCTACATAGTCGTGTGTATGCTGTACTTCACCGTTGTTATCCATCCATGAAAGGACATGGACTTTGGTCATCTCATCTAAAAGACCATCGGTCTCAATGTCGAATATACTCATCTACTTATTCTCCTTCCATGCACCCTCTTCACAAAAGAGACCACAATCTACATCATAGCTTTTCATCGGGTGACCCTTGGCGTTAGGGTCTAGCTCACTTAGTTTTAAGCGTTTGCTTTTAACTACAACGAGCTTTGCGCCAATCTTTTCTGACTGCTCTAGCCTACGTTGGAATACGTCAGGGTAATTAACACGTAACCAGTTCCAGTAAGTAGGGGAACCCACCTTAACACAACCTAGGCAATTAGCGTTTGGTAGTCCGTTTAGGTAAAGCTCTGGTAACTTAAGACCTGCGTTATTGATTACGTCAAAGCAGTCTTGTTTTGTGTAGCCCTCCTCAATTAGTGGGGTAAGTAAAGTCTCACGTTCTGTAAGACGAAAGCGGTCGGCCCTACCTTGTTCTTCTGCAGTAAAGCCTAAGACTGTCCAGTCTGGGTGGTTGTCACGTTCCCACCGTTGACGTGGTACTTTCTTTAATGCCCTTGTACAAGAGGCTCCTACTGGCCCTGACATGTAACGCTCATGCTCCCACACATCTTCACACGATTGTGCAGGGAACCTATGTGAGATAATATGCTCTATCTTTACATCAAGCCACTTCTCAACATCTCGCAAGAATCTTTGGTTATCCTCTCCTTCCTCTACGATAGGGTTGTTAAGGATAGACACCTTGTTGTCCCTACCATACTTCTCTAAGGTCAGCTTTGCAGCAACTGCTGATGCAGCTCCACAAGAAAACCAAACTGCAATGTGTTTGCCTTGCACTACACAATCTCCCGTAATGTAAACGTGTCATAGTTAAACTTCATCTTACCTGCCTGTCCCTCTTGTGAACATGGGCGGTTTTTCTCTACCTTGATGTAGGTAGTATTCTTTTCTTCGACCGTATCAGCTTCCTTGTCACGATTGAGGTCAATAATAACTGACGCACGTTGACCAATCATCTTACAGTACTTTGGGTCACCGTTCTCATTGGTGTGAGCAATAGTGACAATACCTACGTTAAGGTCTGCCGCCATCTTTGACAGGCGGACCGATAGGTCAGCTAACTGCTGCTCTTTGCTTTCTTCTGTACTACCAGTAACTACATCTTGGATAGGCTCAAAGAACACAAACTTACAATCGCAAGCCTGACTAAAGAACCTGATCTGATCACACAGTTCATCAGCACCCTGACCGTCTTCCAAGAAGAACTGATACAGGTTACCATCCTTGGTTAAGTCTTCGATAGCCTTAGTAACAATACCCTCTGCCATTTTCTCTTGGATAAGATCACGGCGTGTAAGGTTATCGTTAGCTTGGTACGACACAAGACCTAGGATTGAGCGTAACTTAGTTTCCTCCAAGTGCCACGTAGCAACAGGTACACCCTGCTTAAGCATCTGGAACTCTAAGAAGCGCATGATCTCTGTTTTACCAATACCTGTAGGTGCTTTGATAACAGTAAAGTGACCTTGCATAAGTCCAAGTATCTTAGCGTCCAGTTCGTTAATTCCTGTGGGGACGTACTGGAACTCAGGTGTGTCATTGTACAACTGCAGAAACTGATCTGTGGTATTCAATACGTTATCAGGGGTGTACTTCTTAGAGTTGTACCAAGCACTCTTGAACTCTGACTGAGCCTTATTTGTCAGGAAGTCGTTAGCGTCCTTGTACTTGCCATGTGGTACACGGTAGACCTTGTTAGGGAATAGCTTGGCAACCTTGTCTGCGATAGCATTACCAGCCTCGTCATTATCAAACGACAAAACAAGTTTATCAAAGCTGTCGAGGTAGTCCTTACAGTTCTCCCAAATTGCCTTGGCAGGGGTGGCACTCGGTAGTGAGACCACAGGATAGATACGATCTGTGCTTAGGTCGTTTATCATCTGATATACAGACAATGCATCTAGCTCGCCCTCAGTGATCGTAAGAACCTTAGAACAACCTGCAGTAAACTTGTCCATACCAAAGAACTCGTCTGTCTTAAAGCCCCTAGTAGTACGGAAGTCCTTCTCCTTTAGGTTACGCATCTTACGACCACCAGAAGGATATTCGTAAGTCTGGTAGGACTTGTCAGATGTCGTGGTGACATCGTACTTTTCCATTGTACGGACTGACAGACCACGCATAGCCACATATTTACCTGAAGGGCTATCGTCACTAATTTCCACTGAAGGGGTGCTAGGTGCATCTTCTACAGAGGGTAACGACTGACCGTCTGCTAGTGGGTATTGCTCTTGTGACCAACTAAATACAGTCTTCTTAGACGGGTAGCTCTCACCACAAGAGAAGCACTTACCAAAGCCTCTTGTGTTATAACTGAAAGCATCAGACGAACCACAGTCCACATAAGGACAAGGTTGTTTTGTGATATTACTATGGGGCATATAGACTCCTTCTAATTAGTGGTGGACCTTAACCATAGACTTTTCGGAAGAGGAACAAAAGTATATAGGCACCTTAATGACCCTTTTGTTCCTCAGCAAAAGCAAAATAAAGTTAGTGTTGTATAGTTGCAACAATAGACCTTACTTTATCCAACAGTTTAGCTTGACGCTTAACTACAGCCGAGTGAGTCTTAAGACCAAAGAACTCTGCAACCTCACTGTCAGTCATACCTTCTTCATACCGCATGTATAAGAGTATCTGCTCATCTGAAGTCAACTCACTATCTAACAGGGTGTCTAGGACTTCCCAGAACTCTCGGTTGATATAAAGCTCCTCTGATGAGGGTTCTGACTTACTGGTGTCACCCTCTACCTGCTCTGCCTTTAGGACACTCCTGAGATGCTCTACAGCAACGTCTGTCCATGTGTGCTGTACATTCTTGAGGTTGGCATCAGCATCTCTTACAAGCCGCCTGACAACATCTGACTTAGGGACTGTAAATGGTAAACAGTCAATGTTGAGATAGTCGTGCATACGCTTACGTGCTGCTCTAAATAGCTTTACGTCCTGCGCTGTAGGTTCGTCCGCAAGTATCTCATATATTGCCATGAGACCCTCCTGACGTAAGTCTTCGTAGTGATCTGGACGTTTAAACCTACGTGCAAGGTACTCGCACATCTTGATGAAGTGTTTAGCTTGTTCTTGTTTATCTATGACCATTCTTGGCCTGCCTTTCTAAAGCTCGTTTACGTTCTAAGTCTGACATTGGTCTAATTTCCATTGCGGGGTAGTCAACGACAATACCAGTGTTCCACCTGTCCTGTTCCAACCTAGCCCCTTCGATGCTATCAAACAGCTTGGGTTCAGGGTGATTAGGGAAGCCAAATGTATTCTCTGGGACGTACATCCACTCCCCGTCAACGTCTATCATTACTGCAAACTTAGTCATATATTAAAGCACTCCAACTTACAGGAAATTCATTTTCCATTACTACGTCAATTTCGGTTGCTACCAACCGTGTTTCATACTGAGTATCATGCGCACAACGTAATTTACACATGTCAGCAAAGGCGTCTAGTGAACCTGACCAAACCCAACTGGTCATCATGTTCTGTGGTAAGATGGCTCTGGCCTGTTCAGGGGCGACACCTTCTTTAATCATCAGGTCATATGTCGTTAATGCATTACGAATGGTCGCATGGTATAACATCTCTGCGTCCAGACTAATTTCCATCGGACCCCCTGAACCTTGCTTAGAATTTTCAGGTTTACTACGCCAATCGGGTTCATAGAACCTTGGGGTTTCGTTGATATAACGACGACTCACTTCGTTCCAACGTAGGAACTTATGCTTGACCAACTGACGGGCAACAAACACAGGTGCTGCCACACGAAATGAAGCAAAAGCATGACCAAAGGGTGACGTATGCTTATGCTTTGCCAAGTACTGAATGAGCTTTTCGTCTCTTGCTGATAGTTCACCATCAACCCAATCTGAGGTCTTGTCGTAGCTCACACGGGCGGCATTTACTACTGACAGGTCTGAACCCATAGTCTCTATTAGTTGTACAGTAATATCTAGTACCATTAGAATAACATCTCTCCATTTTCATCGTAGGGGCTACGATAATAACCTAGTTTCATACATTCACTACGAGGGTCTATGACTTCCTCTAGCTCCTGTAATTTCGTCGGGGGAAGTACACCTAGTTCAAGTAGGCTACTTTCCAAGTGGGGCGGTATAGAATACATGATCGCCAATCCTTCCGTCTTGTTTGTAGTGCTTTGCCCATAAGGGGCGCACAGAGAGTGCGTGATAGTGTGTAGAGGTCATTTCGGTATACCCCTCTATGAAAACCTGATAGGCTACCTCACGGGCTGTTACAGCGGCTCTCCAGTCATCTAGGTTATCTGTGTATGCATCTATACGATCTGACTTTCCATCATGGGTGAACGAGAATTGTTTGTCATCGAACACGACACCACAGATTGTATTAGGCCATCGACTATCGACCACACGGTTCATTACTACCTCTGCCACGGCGAATTGCCCTTCGATAGGTTGGTCACGGGCCTCAAAGAAGACCGCAACCGCCAAGCATTCTAGACCAATCATTACTCTTCATCTCCATAGTCATCATTGTCAGAACAATGGCCATATGGAGACTCCTGTAGACCTTCCATGTAAGCCGACATCTGCTCTTTGTTGAAGCCTGACAGATCGCTGCTGCGACCATAGTAGGCATCCTTAGCACCCTTCTCGAATGCTTCTTCCATCTGATCCATAAACAAGTCCTTCATACGTGCCATTAGTAAGTTCCTCCATTGTAATAATCATAATCGCGAATGTCATCAATCGCCTCACACAAGTCACTATATGAGAATCCCATGCTTGTCAACAGTGCTGCAACACTTTTTGGATAGTTAACCACAAGCGACTCAATGTCGTCGTCTTCGTAGTTGATGTCAGCGTCTACAGGTCTACGACTGATGACAAGGTTAGACATGTCTGCACAGATGAATGCGTCTGCTACACGCTCTAAGAACACAAGGTCTTGTTGCTCGCGTTTGGTGTGCTGATCGAAGTAACCAACAGAAACATTGGTACACTCTGGGATAAGGTGTGCGTACTCGTTGCTGTCGGTGTAAGAGCCAGTGTTGTCTGGTGTGTAGCCAAGGTCAACAGCACGTTCTAGCGAGCGAGCAAAGTCATCTGAACATGTGCGTGAACCCATCTGGTGGGTAATGACAGAGCCATAGCCCTTGCGGTCAAATGAGATAGCAGCGTCAATACCATGCACAACGTCTGGTGTATGCGTGACGATATGGCTAGAGCCTTTGCAACCGATCTCTTCTGCAGCGTGTACGATGTACAGACCCTCTACACCTGCGTCGATCATACGTAGCATGATGTAGATACCCGCAGTACAGTCAGCACCTAGACAATCGTCACCAGAGGTAGCAGCAAACTCGTTGCGAACTACGACTTTCTGACGACCAGACTGAGAGTGTACAGTGTCATGGTGAGACATGTAGGCAATGCGTGGGTTGTCACCGATGCGTAGGATGTAGTTACCCTTGGCATCTGGCTTACCGAACACAGGCTCTAGGTAGCGGCGACAGAACTTAAGCTGAGCGCGCGCGCCTTCTGGTCGCCTGTAAGAAAGCATGTCGATAAAAGTGTTAGTGGTGTAAGTCATATAATCTCCTGTAATTTTCTCTTGTATACATATTTCCAATAGAGGGGTCAACCCGACTAATAGATAAAGTTCCACAGCTCTTCATGTACAAAAGCTGAATTGTCGTTCATCAGGTCAAGCTCCTGTTCTGTAGCAGGACGACCCTTGTAAGTTGCGCTTGATATGTAAGCGTCACAATAGTCTGGGTAGTCTGCATGACACACGTCCTCGAACTCAATGTCCGTAACCTGATGAAAGTCTATCGTTTTAATTTCCACTGTAGGGGTCTCCTTAAATTTTTTCAGGTTGTACCATATTTCCACTGCGGGGGTCAACCCTTGCATCCTTATTTCCACTGGTGGGGCGCATCCATATTTCCACTGGTGGGGGGGTCGAGTAGCTCACATTCGATTTTTTGCAAGCGTTTTTTGGAATGTAACTATAGGTTGCATGCTGCACCGCAGAATACACTTCACGCATAGGTTGTGCGAAAAACTTTTGCTCACTCTCTCATAGGTTGTAAGAATAGAACGAGTCTAATACTACCATAGGTTGAAAATCCTTGGTTCGCGTTTGAATTGTGTTCGCATAGGTCATGCAACCTATACGAGAAAATTTCTACAGGACAACTTAAAGGTGTGTCCGTTCAATGGTTTTACACTATAGGAAAAGATAGTTCAACCATTAAACCATCTCTTTTCTGGTGCGGTTTTTTGGCCTATATAATGTGTATCAACTTTATGGAGGATTCACATGTTGGTATTTTTTGGAATGTTCTTTGTCGCGGTTGCGATTGTCACAATCTTAATTGAAGGAATTTGAACCAATGGAAAACAACGTATCTAAAACTACCCAAACATATATTGATTTTACCACCGGCATTGTCACATGCCCTAGTGTGTGTGAATGGTCAATTCTACATGGGAAAATCGAACGGGTGTTAATGTTAGCAAATCCAGACATAGCGCATCACATGGACGGTCTGGTGCGATACATTCAACCCACGTTTGATGGTAAACTATTGAGTGTGTATGCAAACGCGGATGACCTAGCGCGCGGCAAACGTACCATAGGCAAACCCGCGAAATTGATACGCAAGTTTTGTGATAAGCCAAACGCGGATGATCTAGAGTCTTTTGCAATCTGGTTTAACGATGTTGCATTGGCTAATGATGGTTTGACCGTCAAAACATGCACCAAACCAGAAACATTCGCGCGTATCTACAAAGCGGATGTTCAAAAGGGAACTGATGCGCGTTTGGGTAGTGACCGCAAGAGTCTTTCATCATCGTGCATGCGTTATGAATTTAATCACCTACCGCACCATCCTGCATGGATTTATGGTAGTGGCGATTTCACGCTTGCATGGGTTGAAAATGCAGCGGGTAAAGTTTGCGCGCGTGTGGTCATCTGCACCCGCACATCAACTAAAACGGGTCTAACATGTTTTGTGCGCGCGCCTATTTATACAAATTCAAACGCTGCGGCGGATATGTTGGAGGCATGGTGCGATGATCAGAAAGCCCTAGTAAGCGATCAAGAAAAGCGAACATGGGTGAACGCGCGACTCTTGCGTGTGGAGGTGAACGATGGGTTCCTAGCGCCATATTTTGATCGCGACTCTAGCGTAAAAGATACGGGGGAATATCTGGTGGTATCTCGCGCGGGTGAAATTGATCTAGCATCAACACATGGCACCGTGAACACTTACGAGAACACATGTAATTCTTGCGGGTGTGGCGTTGATGAATATGACGCTTATTACCACGAAAATCATGACGGCGCATGGTGCGGTCAGTGTTTTAGCGATGAATTTACATTATGCGAATGTTGCCATGAATATGAACCACATGATCAAATCAATAATGTTGATGGTGATTCCGTGTGTGACCACTGCGTTGAACATTCGGGAAATTACGCTTACACAATCGCGGATGAATGGCACAATCTAGACAACGTGATTTTTGACGTTGATGGTGATGCACATGGGATTAACGATGACACATGGTTTGAGTCTGATGTTGATGGTGAAATATACCACGTTGATAATGAGGCCAACTTGCCCACATGGTTTCCCGATCGGATGACCGTTGAACAAGCAATGGAGTCTGGGCATTGGAACCGCAAGCACATCACCCGTATTGAGTGGCGTCAACGTAGGTTTGGCGCGTTCCGTTTACCGCGTTCAACTTGGCGCTCTGACCCGTCAATGGTAGGGGAAGGGACACACGTCAAAACACATGAAATTGTGTGGGTGTTAAAAGACCACCTTGAATGGGACGGGTGTGAGATAGCCGACAATCAACTAGACTTATTTGATGACGGTAAATTCTTTACTATCGCGCTATAGCATCACCCACCATTGCAAACGATTAGACCCACCTAGTGTGGGTTTTTTCTTGTTTGGTCATCACCTGTAGAAATTCCGCATAGGTTGCATTAACACCCGTAACACACCTATAAGGGGAAATCGTCAGGTAATGGGGTTTTAGCATGTGGCGGGTGTGGTAGTGACCAAAGTTTTTACCCCTACTGCGTGGCGCTTATATTGAGTGTGCGGGCACATCTGGTTTTCTAGTGTTGTCAATCGGTTGTGGTGTGGTTTGCTATTGCGAATCATTTGCAAGTGGGGTGTGTGTTATCTTGTGTGGGCCTGCCGATTCGCCCGCCGTGTCAAGCAAAAATGTTTGTCAAGTGTTATTTTTATGTATTACTGTTGTATTTTTGTCACAGTATGACTAGAGCTATACCAAAGTATACAAGAGCTATACCAAAGTATATCCAATGGGACCCTTAGTATTATACAGCTATACTTTAGGGTAGTGGTGTATACCCCCATATCTACAACATAAGAAAATTAGTTAGGGCTTCTTACGAAGGGGTAGGTGTGACAACCTGTCGCATTGACGAGTGTCATCTATACCTGAGTGTGACATTTATGCAACAATATTAGCACACACAAAAAAAATTTACATTAGTCAGGAACATTATCCGTTTTTAGGTGCCTATATACATATAGAACACTTTAGTCCAGTCCCCTGTATAGGACCACTACCTAATATAGTATAAGTATACCCTTAAGTATTAGTCTTGGGTATACACATCAGATACCCTCCCCCTATCAACCACAGTAAACCTAGCCACATATCATGCGTAGACGTAACTGTGCCGATGGTAGGGGGAAGTGGTTTTATCAGTAAGAGAACCCATGCACAAAGAACCTTTGCCATATAGTGAAGTGATTGCTAAGAATGTCCGTAAGGGCATCCGCAATGGTGTGGCTATTAAAGATATCCTAGCATCTATCCAGAAGTATCAGAACGCACCTAGTTCATCAGCTACATTCTATAAGTTGTATGGTGGTGATATTGCTGAAGAGCGATCAGAGATTGTAGGGCAGATTGGTTCTGTAGTTATCCAACAGGCTATGGACGGTGACTTTAAGTCTCAGGAGCTATACTTACGCTCTAAGGGTGGTTGGTCGCCAACACAGACAAATATTGAGGTAGAAGCTGATAGCAACCCTGACGAAGATACATCTGCTATTGACTCCCTTATGACATTACTCGGCAAGAACAATGCAACCACAAGCGAAGATAACGGCTGATGTACTCAGAGGGCTACCTGACGAAGAGGTAGCTAAGTTACTATCTGAGATTGGCCCTAAGAAAGCTGAAGAGCTTAGACATGACTGGGGCTTTTGGGCTAGACCTGAGCAACTAGAGCCTGATGGTGGATGGAACACTTGGGTAGCACTCGCTGGTCGTGGTTGGGGTAAGACTAGAGCAGGTGCTGAATGGGTAAGACACAGGATACGGTCGGGAGATAAGATTGTTCATTGTGTGGCTCCTACAAAAGGCGATGTACGCCGTGTTATGGTTGAGGGTGACAGTGGACTACTTAATGTATGTTGGTCGGGAGATACTACTTACCGTGGCAAACATATTGGTTTCCCTGTATGGTCCCCCACGAACAATAGTCTCACATGGGAGAATGGTGCAAAAGCAGTCTTCTTCTCAGCCGAAGACCCAGAACGACTAAGGGGCCCACAGGCGTATAGTGCATGGTGTGACGAGCTTTGTGCTTGGCGTAATGCACAAGACACTTGGGACATGATGATGTTTGGTCTACGTCTCGGTAAGCACCCTAAAGTATTTGTTACGACTACCCCTAAGACAACCAAGCTGATAAGAACGATACTAGACGATGAAAAGACGGTTGTCTCCAAGGGTAGCACTTATGACAACGCTTCTAATCTTGCTGACACTTTTCTCGATGCAGTCAGGAAAACCTATGAAGGCACCCGTCTTGGTCGCCAAGAACTATATGCCGAAATACTTGACGAAGCATCGGGTGCTTTATGGAACAGAACTCTCTTAGCGAAGTGTGAAATTGAGAAAGACGAAGTTCCTAATCTTAGTCGGATTGTCGTGTCTATTGACCCTGCTATTACATCTAACGCAGAATCTGACATGACTGGTATTGTGGTTGCAGGTGTAGACCAAGAAGGTATTGCCTACGTCCTAGAAGACCACACAGGAAGATATACCCCGCAACAATGGGCAGCTAAGGCGGTAGAACTCTACCACGATCATATGGCTGATAGAGTTGTAGCGGAAAGAAACCAAGGTGGTGATATGGTTCGCCACACACTACACACAGAAGACGAAAACCTACCAGTTAAGCTGGTTCATGCGTCAAGGGGCAAGATGGCACGAGCCGAACCTGTCTCTGCTTTATACGAACAGAATAAAGTAAAGCATGTACGTGGGTTGAATGATTTAGAAGATCAGATGGTACAGTGGGAACCTTTAGGGTCGATAGGCTCACCAGACCGTCTTGATGCACTTGTATGGGCTTTAACCGACCTCTCACTCAACGGATACGCCAAGCCGCAACTAAAGTTGGCATACAGTTCTGCTAAAGGTTTAATGTAAGATGGTCAAGAAACTCTCGGAGACCGAAGCAACCCAGATTCTAGGTGTTGCAGGTGATAACACACATAACGGTCAAATCCGTGCTGACGAGTTTCTACCAGAGTTACGTGGCAAGCGAGCTATCCGTAAGTTCCGTGAGATGCGTGATAACGACAGTACTATTGGTGCTGTCATGTATGCTACAGAGCAAGTACTACGTGATGTAGATATCAAGGTCAAACCTGCGAATGACACCCCTGCAGCCTTACGTGAGGCTGAGTTTGTTGAGAGTGTCTTTCAGGATATGGACCACACACTAGACGACCACATCTCTGAGGCACTAGCTGCCCTGACATATGGCTTCTCTTGGTTTGAGGTGGTATACAAACGCCGTGAAGGGCCAAACAAGCGTTCATCTAAGTCCCGCTCTAAGTTTACTGATGGTCGCATTGGTGTACGTAAGATCGCCTCTCGTGCGCCTTGGACAGTCAATAAGTTCGATGTAGATGTAAAGACTGGTGATGTCTTGGGTGTACATCAGGATGGCACAGGTTTCGGTAATACGAACTACATCCCTACACGTAAGTCTTTGTACTACCGTACCACATCCATCAACAATG